GTCGGTCCACTTACCCATCTGATCGATATCGTTCTGCAGGGCAGTGATGTTTTCGATCTTGAAGGCATAATACTTGGCCTGGTTGATCTCCAGCGTAATCGATGCGGAGTCATAGGTGTTGTAGACGATGTCCTGACCAATGAGATAATCATTGATGGTGATATCGGGTACGGTACGGATGATGACCTTATCACCCTGGGCCTTAATGCTTCCCTCGTAGTCTGTATTGCAGATCTCGGTGAGGAAAGTCGCTTTGTAAAACTTGATGAGGGTCTTCTGCGCGTAGATCTGGGGGGTGTACTGCCCAACCCCTGCGGACGAATAATCGGGATATCCTACTGCTGCTCCTAAAAGTGGCATGGTTAAAAGTCCTTTTCATCCAAGAAGGATGATCAGCCTCAAACAATCCTGCCTTGCGCGTTCGCTTCGTAAATCTCTCGTTCTACCCTGACGGCTTCTTCGGGGCTGTACTTGCCACGACGCATGTTATCGTATGCGGTGTCTACTTCTGCCGAGGTCCAGACTTTCGGCTGGGTTGGACTCGGGGCTGTACCTGCTGTCCCTTGGCTGCCGGGGGTAACGAGTGATTCACGGGGGTCTTGTGCAACGACCGGTTGTTTCTGCTGTGGTTGTCGGTTATTGTTGGGTACGCCGGCTGCCTTGAAGGCGTTGAAGATACCGATCATACTGTCTGCATTCCATTTTTGGTTCGCCTCTTCAAAGAGGTCACCAAATGTCCGTGCCGTGTATGGCTCCACCACGCTGTCTTTCCACTCCGTGAACTTTTCGGAATGATAAACTTCCTGCCAGTCGGGCATACGGGCGGACAATTTACTCATGAACTGTTCGCTGTCACTCTGGGTCTGCCGCTCTTTGAACGTCTCCACCTCTTGTGACAACGAGTTGATGCTATTTAGCTTCTGCTCAATTACACTAATTTTGTCACCAAAGGCCGCCATCGTGATCTGTTTGATGGCATCCAGCATCGGCTGCCCGAACTCTTCTACCAGCCCGTTAAGGTGAGCTTGGTGAGATTCCGGGGGTTCTATGCCTGTTGCTGGCGGCTTCTGGTTGACCTGTTGAAGCAATTGGTTGTGCCGCTCCGTCATCTGTTCTATCTGGCGCTGCTGGCCTTTGAACATCCCCTGCAAAGCGAAATACTTCTGACGGAAATCATCATCTGCTGGTGTGGTCTGGACAGGAGGGGCTTCATCACTCGGCGGGGTCTGTTGTCCCTGCTCGGCATCTACCTTCTCTGCTGTCTTTACCTCACTGGTCTGATCGCTTGTTAAGGAGTTGATCTCCTCCTGAATTGCTGCCAGTTCGGCTTCCGCTCGCTCGACTGGGCCCATCGCTCGTTCGCTCATCGGTACTGCTCCTCTCCTCGACCTTGTAGGTTCGGGATATATGGTGCCTCGACCTTACGGTTCGGGCTAAAAACTCTTCTGCATCCGGGTAGGGGGCTTGTCTGCATCATCCAGCTTGCCCCGTGCCGATTCTATGGTGGTGATAATCTTCCTGATATATTGTCGCTGACCCTGGAGCCATCGTACCTGGGTCTCGTCACGGCAAACTTCAATCTCGTCTGCAGTCCTCTCCATGTCTGCTTCCATCTGCTTGAGGAACATTGACCCGCGCATGCGAAGCATCTCTTTAAGAAGAGCGGTCTCTTCCTGGGCGGTCAACCTCACAGGGTAACCCCTGGTGCCGATGGGTTTTCAGTCCCGTCAGTACCCATCGCTGGGACCTGGGGTGGTTGCTGCTGATTCTCAAAAAGGTTGGCAGCTTGTCCACCAGCGTTGTTGCCTGCCGGATCTTGTGCCTGCGGAGCGGTTGGTGGCACCATCCCTGCCGTTTGGCCCGGATTCTGTCCTGCTGCCATCAACTGGGCCTGCTGCTGCTCTATCTTGGCCACTAGCGCTTTAAGCCCCTCAGCGTTTGGTATGATCCCTTCGACATCGATATCCATGTTGGCAAAGGATTGCTTGAGGAGTTTTGCTCTGCCTTCAAGGCCCATGATCTGGAGGTCTGTCGGGTTATTGGTTTGAGCGAGAACTTCATTCATCCGCATTGACCGCTGCTCTTTCGCCAACAGCGCTGTAGATCCACGGGCAATAATCTTGGCATCACCCTTCACTGACTGGTCCTCTGAGTACAACATGTTGTAGTCGTACAGACGCTCGATACAGCCGGCGATCATGGTGTCAGCGTGATAGACGACCTCTTTAACGCCACGCGAGGCATGGGTCATTAGCATTGACAGACCAGAAGATGTGCCGCCTGCGCCACCAAGCTGGGTATTGCCGTAAGCCCATCTCGGAATACCGGTCTGGTCTTCAGACAGGCTGGAGAAAAACTCAAAGGTCTGCTGCAGTGGTCCGACGATGCATTGCGGCTGGTGGAAGCGGATAGCCGGGGCATCGTTCATCTGGGCATTCGTTGACTCCCATATCTTCCATGGCCAGAGCTCTTCGTTGTCAGTCCCGCATCGATCGGTATTGACTTCGACCTGGGGGCCGGAAGCTATCTGGGCGTTATTCACAATAGAACGTGCCAACGAATTGCAGACATCCTGGAGGTCACCCATTAATTCAGGGATGCCTTTACCCCAGAACGAACCCGGTATCCGCTCGTATGAATCGACGCTGTAAGGCTTTCGCCCCAGCTTGTCAGGATTCATAATCGCTCTGATGACGTAGTTACCGATCTTCCAGGCATTGATTTCATAATCCAGCTCCGGGTCGATATCGCCAGGCATCCCCCAGTCCTTCAGCATGCTTCCTTGGACTGAGCCCCAGAACTCCAGTGCCTCGATCTTCTCACCCTGCTGCATCGGCTGGCTGGTATTGCCGCTGAACTCCAATGGGGCACGGGAACTATCTATTGAAAGCATGGAGTGGAGACCACTGGCCCCGTAATCCTTGAGGGCCTGTCTGATGTTCTCTTCCGAGTAACCGGGGACGCCGATCATCGCCTGCAGTTCCGAGCGGGTAATCTGGTGGCGCTCAATAAGGTAACCGTCGTTCGGATTGCGTGAATCCGGTGCCGGGTAGAGATCGAATGGGGAGACCCTTTGGAACGTCGGCACCAATTCTTCGGTAGCCTTGACCTCCCATTTCTCTGGGCCATTCACCCACTTCTGGACCTTCTTCTTCCTGACGACCGGTCCTTTGAGTATTCCGGCCTTCAGGGTTACCATGTCAGAGATCACTGCCCAGAACGCGTTGTGCCATCCACCCTCGACAAGCTGATCATCCATGAGCACCGACATCCGGCCAGCGCACTCGATCGCTTCCTCTTTCAGTTCCTTCTGAGTCTTCTCTTTCAGCTCGCTGGCATATTCACGGAGCTCTTCCTGCAGCTCTCCGGGGTTTACCACCTGCCCCAGCATCTGTGCCTGGTTGATTACTTCCTGGCCAACCGCCATGACTTCGCTGGTGATCTGCTGGACAAGATCCGGGGGGAGTTCCGGGATAGGTGTAGGAGTAATCGCCCATGGCCGCTCACCAACAGGGCGTAACAGGTCGTTAAGCCATGCGTCGGCTGCCCGGCATTTAGTCCCGGTGAGAAGGATATAAACGTCGCTGCCGCCCATCTGGCTTATAGCGGACGCCTTGTCAGCTTCGTACACACCGTTACGTTGTCTGAGATTACGGAGCATCTGCTCTTCGACCGGGTACTTGGCCGTCTTGGCTTTGCCCCAACAGCTCTGGATGTAGACCGAGAGGGATTGCACCACTCTTGCGGTAGACGCTGCAGCAGCTTCATCCTGTTGGCGCTGGTCTGCCTCTGCTTGCAACGTGGATGCAGGCACAAACGGAACCATACCGAGAGCCATCCTGCCGCCACTATTATTTTGAAGAGGAGTTTCCATGTGTGCCCCATAAACAGAAAACCCGCGACGAAGATGGAAGATATCCATTCTCAACGCGGGTCTCAGTAACCAAGTAAACTTGGGATGATTGGCCGTTTACTGTACTTTTTCAGTTTTCTCGATAAAGTTTATGCCGCCATCAGTAAAAGACAGCACCACTTTACCTGTGTAGTCAGGATGAACAATACCGCATTTTATCATATAGTCAAGAAGTATTTTACGATCAACCTTCTGGGATGTTCTGCGTATCACGTCCATGCAAGCCTCGATACCCTTTTACCTGTAGTTCCCCGTGGGTGGGGCCGATCTGACGATCTCTTCGCATGCGGCATAGTCGTCGTCTGGCGTACATATTTAGCGATTGCCATTGCCATTACCCTGTCATCGTGTTGTCCTGAGTCAGCTTCCATCCTACCGTTCTTCTGGACCTTGAACATCAGCATCTCGGAAAGAGACTCGGAACTTCTAATCCCGTGTGTCCCTTCGCGGACTTCACGGATGAGATTATCTATAATCAGCGGCCGGGTTAAGTTGGAAGTCTGCCAACCATAACGCTTGCGGGGAGGACCTGGCGGTTCAGCGACTCTCTCGACATAGATCCGGTTGTCTGGATATCTCAATTCTCCCTGGAGCAGAGTCACCACCATAAGACCGTGGTTGTTGCGCTCGGGGGCGAGGAAGGCAGTGTTATATTTGTAGCCTATTGCGGACAGTATTCTGGCAAATTGGTCGGGGTCAGCCTTCCCATGCCAACACGCAACTTGTTGACCAGTCCGATGGTTAATAACATGGGCATGGCTGGAGTCACCATGAGCCAGACCTTCCGCCACGTCGGCACCGATGATGTAATGCTCACCGATTGCCGGCTCTTCCCATACGAGAAGCCTACCCAGTGGGGCAGGGACAATGGCACCGTTTGTGCCGGTGAGATCGAACTCGTAGTTGTATCGCTTGATAGGGGCCGGGGCAATATCCCTCAGAGCCGCTACCTTGACGTTGTCGAAGACAGGCCGGCCGGAGGAGAGGAATGCCACCTCGGGAGAATCAGGGTATTCCTGGTTGAACTTGTCCTCGCTGCCATTACACTCGTTGGCAAGAGTGAGCCGTCTCCAGTAAATCTGGTCATTCGTCAGGCCGTACTTCTCCTTGACAACCACCTCACTGGCACGGCCGTTCTGGTCATCCTTCCACTCCAACAGCTTGAATGACTTCGGTGCCGGCACGGTGTAATCCTCAAAGCAGAACCAGGGCATGAAGATGGAGGTATACTGATTCTCTTCAACAGCATCATTATTGATCTTCGTAACGATCACCGGGTTGCCGTCGGCATCCATCTTGGACACCCAGATCCGATACCTGGCCGACCAGAACCGGTCATGGAACTCGCCGCCGATCCCT